AAGCGGCGACGCCGTCACAGCCGGCGGCGGGAAGCGGCCAGAGCTCGGGCGGGCAAGCGGCGACGCCGTCACAGCCGGCGGCGGGAAGCGGCCAGAGCTCGGGCGGGCAGCAAATCACCATTCAAGTGCAGACCATGGACAGCCAGTCGTTCATGGACCACAGCGATCTGATCGCGCAGGCGGTGCGCCAGGCCATGCTGAACATGAACTCGGTGAACGATGTGGTGAACGACTTATGAGCGCGTTTCCAAAACTGAAGACGGGGGCGGTGGCGCAGTATCCGGCGAGCCGGGCGCTGCTTCACACGACCGAAGTGATGCGGTTTCTGGACGGGACGGAACAGCATTACCGGGCGCGGGGGGCATCCGGGCGGCAATGGACGATCAACCTGGCATTGCTCGACGAGACGGAGATTGCAGGCTTGCAGGCGTTCTTTGTTAGCGCGCAAGGCAGGTTCGGGAGTTTCAGTTTCCAAGACCCCTGGGACGGCACAGTGTACCCGGATTGCAGCCTGGGGAGCGACGAATTCGCGATGGATCTGGAGGCCGAGACGCAAGGGAAGCTAGTGCTGGTAGTGAGGGAAAACAATCACTGAGATGCCGTACTTTCCACAACTCACGAGCGGTGCGGTGGCGCAGTTTCCTGGCAAGAAGCAGGTGCTGCGCCGGACGGTGGTGAATGAAGCGGCCGACGGGAACAGGGTGAAGCTGGCGGACCCGGCGGCGAACACGGTGCAGTGGAGCCTAAAATACTCCGGGCTGACGGACGCGGAGTGGAACGCGATCGAGACGCTGTTCGAGGCGGTGGAGGGACAACTCGAATCGTTCACGTTCCTGGACCCGTTCGACAACCTGGTGAGCTGGAGCGAGGATCCGACCCAAGCCGCGTGGATCAAGGGGGGCGGACTGGCGGTAACGACGGGCCTGACGGACCCGCTGGGGGGCACGGGGGCAACCAGCGTCGTCAACCAGGGCTCGATCGGGGCGAACATCCAGCAGAGCATCAACGCGCCGGGCGGGTATCAGTACTGCTTGAGCGTGTGGGCGCAGAGCGCGGCGGCGGCGCAGATCACATTGTTCCAAAGCACGGCGACGAAATCCGCGAGCAGAGGATTTGCGATCGGGCCGGTATGGACACGGCTGGAGTACGGGGCCAATCTGGGCGCCCCGGAGGATACGGTGAACTTCGGGGCGACGATCGAGGGCGGCAACGCCGTGGAGCTGTTTGGATTCCAGGTGGAGGCGCAGGTGGGCGCCTCGAAATACAGGAAGACAACGGAGGGGAACGGCGTGTACGCGAGCGCGTGGTTCCTGGACGACACGCTGACGCGGACGACGAACGGGGTGGAGGATAACTCCTGCACGTTGCGGATTCGAGCGAGTGGGTGATGGCGACAATTAACCAGCTCAAGGAACAGAGAGTCACCGAGACGCCGCTGCTGCTCTTCGATTGCGTACTGGCGTCGGGGGCGACCGAGCGGTGGAGCACGCACCAGGTGGAGTTCGGAGGGCAAAGCTACCAGGCGCGGGTCATGCAGTACAATCTTTTCGACGTGCAGGCGGGCGCGGCCGAAGGCATCGACGTGATCGCGCGCATATCGATCAGCCTGGCGAACGCGGACTCGCATTTCTCGGAGATCGAGCGGAACACCGGCTGGAAGGGCAGCCAGATCACGGTGCAGTTCGTATTCTTCGACCTGGTGCAGGGTACTGCGGCGTCGGAGGCGGAGGTGCTGTTTAGCGGGACGGCGGACGCGCCGCAGGAGATCACGGAAACGAGCCTGCGACTGACGGCCAGCAGCAGCCTGAGCCCGCAGCGCATGTCGCTGCCGGATGTGCGGGTGCAGAGACGTTGCCCATGGCGGTTCCCGGCGAATGCCACGCAACGCGCGGAGGCGGTCACGGGCGGCTCCGCGATGAACAAGTACGCGCCTTACTATCGCTGCGGATACTCGCCGGACCAGAGCGGCGGGGTAGGGAGCATGAACGCGGGCGCGCCGTTTACGATCTGCGGCCAGACGAGAACGGATTGCCAGGCGCGGGGAATGTTCTCCCAGGACGGCAACGGGACCCAGACGAGGCGATTCGGCGGAATCGAGTTCGTGCCGGCGAGTACGGTGGTACGGAGCTACGGGGAAAAGGGGAGCCACGTTTCGGACCCTCTGGACAACGAGGCGCAATACAACGACTATGTGCCGCTGATCTGCGGGACGGCGTGGTATTCGCCGCTGATCGTATTCACGAAGAACGACGGGAACCTGACCCACATGGAGGTGCTGTTGGGGATGGGCGAACTCCAGTCGGTGCTGATGGTGCTGGTGGACAACTACGTGATCCCGCAGGGCGTAGCCGGCACGAACATGACGGGAACCGGGTGGTTCAACGTGGTTACGATGGGGACGAGAAACGGCGCGTTCAACATGGACTTCACGGACAGCGGCGGCAATCCGCTGGGGGACCCGTACGGCAGCATGGCGGCGCTGTCGGTGGTGGTGCCAAATAAGATCAACAGCGGGACGTCGCTGCCGGCGATCCAGGTGCTGGTGGAGGGAATGAAGCTGCACCAATGGGGGCCGGACGGCGCCTATTTGCAAGAGAGCTTCACGAACAACCCGGCCTGGGTGCTGCTGGACGTATTGCAGCGCTGCGGGTTTAGCCTGGACGATATCGACCTGGGGAGCTTCGGGCAAGCGGCGGCCTACTGCGCGGAGCCGATCACGGGGCTGGATCTGTTCGGGAACGCGGTGCAGATTCCGCGGTTCCAATGCAACCTGGCGCTACGCAGCCGGCGGAGCGCGGGGGACGTGGCGCGGGGGATTCGCAACGGCTCGCGGCTATTCCTGAGGTACGGGACGGGGGGCCATCTGGAGCTGGGAGTGGAGAACACTCTGGCGCTGCAGCAGCCCACGCTGCCCTCGGGGAGCAACAGCACAGCGGCCTTGAACGGCGGATGGCCGAGCTACGAGTTCGGGGACGGGACGAACGGGTTCTCGGGGATTCTGAGGAAGTCGAACGGAGATCCGGCGATCCGGGTGTATTCGAAAAGCAACGCCGAGACGCCGAACTGGGTGAGCGTGGAGTTCCAGGACGAGTTTAACGAGTACCAGCAGGATAGCTTGTCGCTCACGGACGCTGACGACGTGTCGTTGACCGGGCAGCAGGTCAGCCTGACGCTGCCGGTGCTGGGCATCCCGAATTTCAACCAGGCGGCCAGGATCGCGGATCTATACCTTGAAAAAGCGATCGACGGCAACACCTACGTGGAGTTCAGCACCAGCGTCCGTGGGGTGGGGCTCAGGCCGGGAGACATCATCACCGTAACTTACTTGAAGGAGGGATTCGAGCGCCAGCCGTTCCGCGTCATCAAGCTGACGCCGAGCGCGAATTACGGGACGGTGCTGGTTACGGCGCAGATCCACGACGACGAGTGGTACACGGACGGCACCACGCTCGTGAGTTCCGGGGCGCGGCGGCAGGCGGGGGCCGAAGGGGGAATCCCGCGGCCACTGGTAGGGACAGTTCTGGATAGCGACGGGAGAACGGACTTCGCCGTCACCGAACAGGCCACCCAGGAGACGGATGGAAGCACGAACCTGACGCTTGCGGCAGCGTTTGTGGTTCCGAGGCAACCGGCGATGACGGGGCTGGGAATCCCGATCGTGAGCCTGGCGGCGCAGACGAACACGGCGGGCGGCACTCTGGACGGCGACCAGACCTTCTACTACGCGGTGACGGCGGTGGACGCTAGCGGAGACGAGAGCGATCTTTCGTTTTTCGTGCGGGCCACGATCCCGCCGGGAACCAACACCAACCAGGTAACGCTGGCGGGACTGAGTTTCAGCGCGAATTCGACCGGGTTTAACGTGTACCGGGGACCGACGCCCCAGCAGTTGAGCCAGATCGCGGCGAACCAGGCGGTGTCGGCGACATACGCGGACGTGGGCGCGGCGGCGACTCTGGTGCAGCCGCCGGACGCCAACTACGATCACGCAAACTTCTACTGGCGACTGGAACTGCAGCCGGAGTACGCGGCGATCAGCAGTTCGAGCGACACGGTCGGGAATTCGACGCTGGGCATGGCGGCGAACAGCTACCAGGGCATGTTAGTCAGGATCACCCGAGGGACGGGTGCGGCACAGGAGCGCGCGATCGCCTCGAACGACGCCACCACGCTGACGGTGGAATCGGAGTGGGATGTGGTCCCGGACACGACGAGCTATTTCGCGATCGCCGAATCGGGATGGCACTTCGGGGCGGCGGCAAGCAGCAGCCCGGTGGAATTCGACATCCCGACGCGCGTGGGTGCGACGGTGCAAGTGTCCGGAAGGTCGGCGAACGCCCTGGACGAGGAGTGCTCCGAAGGGCTTTCGCCGCTGACCCGATGGAGGATCACGGCGCCGGGGTCGGGGCTGGATAGCGGCGTGCCGGGAACACCGACATTCGGACTGGCGCCGCTGATCGCGGGCTCGGTGGAGCTGACGACCATCGCGTTCAGCGATTTGACGAATACCAGCACGATCTCATCGGCGACGGTGACGCTGAGCTACTGGAACGAACTGGGGAGCCCTTCGCCGCTCAGTCTGAGCGGCGCGATCGGAGCCACCGACACTTTGATCGGGCTGACGCAGGCCGGAAGCGCGGCGGTAGGCGGGCTGGTGCAGATCGAATTGGAGATCGTGCAGGTGAGCGCGGTGGCGAACGGCGGTCTGGGATACACGGTGACGCGGGGCATGTCCGGGAGTACAGCCGTGGCGCACGGCGGCGGACAGACGCCAGTGCCGGTGTACGACCTGGCCAGCAAGGTCTTCGTGGTGGCGTTCGCTCCCGACTTCTTCGGGAGCCCGGCGAGCGGAGACTTCTGTTACCCAATCCTGCTGGCGGATGCGCGGATCGCATGCGCGCAGCTTTTCGTGACCAACGACCAAGGCAACAGCGCGGCAGGAACGGCCTGCTACACGAGGATGATCGACGGGGGCCTGCGGACGTACGCCGGGGGGCAGTTCGCGATTCAGGTGGAGGGTTACCTGGCGATCCAGGCGAACGCGGCGCCACCCCTGATCGTGCACGCGTCGCACGGGGTGCGGGCCATCTTCGCGGTGGTGAACGAAGCGCCGACGCAAGGGCCGGTGGAACTGGAGATCCAGAGAAACGGCACGACGTATTGCAGCTTGACGATTACCGGGGGTCCTCCGAATCCGCGGTACTCGAACGTGCAGGATGGCTTTGGCTTGGCTCCGCTGAGGGTGGGCGACCAGTTGAGCTTGAACATCACCTCGGTCCCCCAGTCGGCGGACTCGACCCCGGGCCGGGACTTGACGGTGACGATCCAGATGTAGAGGCTGGTGGCGCAGCGGAGGGGAACAGCACTCCTAGCGCGGGGGGAGAATGACAGACAGTATCGAGAAACTGCGGCCGGACCGCGACCTGCAGTGCTACTTCCAGCAGCCGTCGTCGATCGCCGCACTAAGTGGGGCCAGCGAGAGCGGGTTTACGGTTTCGGGGTCGTGGCGGTTACAGTCCGACTGGGCGGTGGTGGAATGGAGCCGCGACAACGTGTTCGAGCATCCCGCCTTCCGCAACCTGCCGGACGGCGACTTGAGCGGCCTGACGCTCAGCTACGAAGAAACCCGCACCAATTGCATTCCGATGGACTCGGACCTGTTTTGGGCGGTGGAGTGGCCATTCCTGCGAGTATGGCTGGAAGGCGATACCGATCCGCACCTGGTGAGACTGAGCGACTACGCGACGCCGATCGGGGGCAGCGGGGTGCCCGCGACCGCGATGCTCGAGCTGGGGGGAACGCCGACCGCGGGGGACTATATCGGCGCCGCCTGGCAGGACGAACAATACAACTACCTCGTGGCAGGCGCGGATACGCTGGCGACGGCGGTCGCGGCGCTGGCCGCGATTATCAACGACCCGAATGTGGGGTCGACCACGGTGCAGGCGTCGGCCGTGGGAGCGCAGATCACGCTTACGAGCACGATCCCGGGGGCGAACTGGAACCGAATCGGAGTGTACGGCTACGTCTCCGGCGCGCGCACGGAACAATGGCAGCCGTGGTACGCGACGTTCAGCGGCGGTGTTAGCCCGAGTCAGTGGCGAGTGGATCTGGACTTCGGGAGCCTCACCGATAAAGACCAGAACTCAATCACCATGACCGCGGTGCGGAAAATGCGGTGGACTTACGCAGCGGACCTGCAGGCGGGCGCGTTCCAAAGGAGCGAGTTTCAGGTCCAGGTGAGCAACTGGGCGATAACCGGAACCAACCGCGCGTACAGCGTGGCCGGGCCGGAGAGCGTCAGAATAGAAGATACGGAAGTCGCCTACACGGGCACCTGGACTGAAGAAGCGGGGAATTACTCCGGCGGCACGGTTCACTCGACCAGTACGACCAATTCGGGGCTAAGCTGCGCGTATCGGGCGACAGTCGTGCATACACTGTACTTGGGGGTCTTGAGGACCCAGAATAGCGGCCAGATCTCGATCGTGGTGGATGGCGGCACGGCGGTCACGAAAAGCCTGGCTATCGACGATGACGACGTGCTGGTGCGGATGGCATTGGGCGCCTTTGGGGCGGGCGATCACACGGTCTCGATCACTCTGAGTGAGCCGGAGGGCAGCGAGTTCCATTTCGACTTTCTGGAGATGGCGGCGCCATCGGCGGAGCTGCCGGTGATCGACGCGGACCAGACACTGACGCTGGCGACCGACTGGGACACTTACCACTCGCTGTGCCTGGCGCCGGAGCGAACGGCGTGGATGATTTATGCGCTGGGGT